GCACTGAAGCAACCACCACTTGAGCAGCAGAGGTGTTGGAGCCGGCTGTATTAGTAGCAGTTAAGGTGACATTATATGATCCGGCAACTGAATACGTGTGAACTGGGTTTTGAGCAGTTGAAGTAGCACCATCGCCAAATGCCCATAACCAAGAAGTTGGGGTATTAGTTGATGTGTCAGCAAATGTGACATTGAAAGGTACATCACCCGCGCCAGTTGATTTGGTAAACGATGCCACTGGAACTGGTACTGAAGCAACCACTACCTGAGCAGCAGATGTGTTAGAACCGGATGTATTAGTAGCAGTTAAGGTAACATTATATGATCCGGCAACTGAATACGTATGAACTGGGTTTTGAGCAGTTGAAGTATTCCCATCACCAAAATCCCATAACCAAGAAGTTGGGGTATTTGTTGATGTGTCAGTAAATGTGACATTGAAAGGTACATCACCCGCACCAGTTGATTTGGTGAATGAAGCGACCGGAACAACTACTGTTGGTCCAGGTGGCGTGGCAATGCCTGCACCTTCAGTAGTGCAAATGATCTGCCCACTGACTGTTAAGTTTTGTAAAATCAATCCCATAATATATATTCCTAATAATATGTATTTATCTATCCGTTAGCTAAGAACTTAGTTCACACGGCGAACTAAAGTAATGGAACGGCGTTTACTACGTTTAAGTGCCATTTCTTTGAGGCTAAGGTAAGGCCCAACTTTGATGTCAACATCCTTCGAGTTTAGTGTTTTGAGAGTAGATCTAAATCCGTACCATTCAAGTCGCAAAAATACGTTGATTGGAACTTGTCTATTTGACTCATCCCACCATATTTCAGCTAACTGCAAGAACTCAATCTTATCAGCGTCAGTCTTTACTGATCCCAAATCGTAAATGGTAGTGATCGCATCATCAACATTTTGAATAATACCCACGTAATCGCTCTTACCATACGTTAAATATGTGAGCATAGGGTACTTAGTTAGCAGTAAATTCTTGTAGTTATCTTCCATTAAAGTTATTTATGCCATTCTGAAATGGCTGAATAAATCGGATAAATACTTGATTATGCAAACAATAACGTGTTATTATTACCCAAACTCGGTTGATGTTCAACTGAATACGGACCCAACGCTCACACTAAGGAATAGAGTTATGTATCAACGATCAGTGAAAGTTTACAAGGGCGTAGACAACATTATTAGATTTAGATTTAAGAACTCTGAACAAAAACCAGTGAATGTTGCTGGCTGGGACATAGCGATGAATGTTCTTGATGAAGAGCTTGGTGAAGTTCTATTCACTACTCCAGCAACAGTAGTGGGCAGCTCAGTGGACGGAGTAGTAGTCGTGACATTGAAAGAGCAAGATTTGATGGACATGGGCAAAGAATACTACAACTACAGCTTGTCAGTGACTGATCCGACCACTGGCCAGCAGCAGGTAGTTTACGCCGACGACAACTATGATGTTCGTGGCGAGTTGATTGTGAAGGCTGGTCACTACCCCACAGTGCGTAATAGCATTGAGGTTAGCATTCCAACCAACGCGGTATCACCCATCATCACCAGTGCTGTATTGTCTGGCAGCAACTCGCAGGATCAGCGGTTGTCGCATACTGCCCAGTTTTATTTTAACAACTTTACGGGTAGCATTGGCATCGAATCAACATTAGACGAGCTACAACCAAACGGAACAACGAGTGCGAATGTTTCGGTAAGCTGGGCTAACATTGACTCCGTTGCGTATGCGAATCAAACAACGACTGATTACCATAACTGGGAAGGAATCAGTTCTGGTATCCGTTTTGTGATTACTCCAGTGACTGGAACAGTAGAAAGGGTGGTGTATCGTGGCTAATACTCAACCTGATATAGATGTGAGTGAACTCACCGGTGACGATGCTGAGTTAGTGTTAGAGAAATATTTTGACATTGGCGTTGACACTAAACTGATGGATTTTGAAATCAGTGACGAAGATATTCAAAGAATAGATGAGATGACTACTGTTGAAAAAATAAATGATTTTTGGACAACAGCTGATTTTGGCACATTGTAATCGTCAAACTGCTTGATTTTTCCCCAAGCATAGCGTATAATGTGAGCTATGCCTTCTAATATAATACAAGATACCGTCCTCCAATACTGGCACGGAAAAAAGAACAACAAAGGTTGGTTCGTAAATAATGCTGTCTGCTGTATTCACAACGGTGAGACAGTAGATACCCGTAAGCGTGGTGGAGTTATCGTAAACACTGACAACTCAATCTCTTACTCTTGTTTCAACTGCAACTTTAGCACAAGGTATACACCTGGACACCCAATGGGGCATAAGTTTAGGAAACTGCTCAAATGGCTGAATGTTGATGATTTAGAAGTTCAGCGGCTGGTCATTGAATCCATCAGAGAAAAAGAGCAGATGGAGATGCTTGGACTTATTGCTCCGGCGATTCAAGCAGATATTGTAAATATCAACTTTACACCAGAACCACTCCCTGAAGATTCAATGAGCTTTATGCAGATAGCAGAGTGGAATGAGTTAAAAGGAGATTGGACTAACTGTCATCAACTGTCCGCGGCAGTGGAATATGTTTACGCAAGAAAAATCAACCTGCAAAAATATGAGTTCTATCTTACCAGCACCAAGGAGCAACAGCTAAATACTCGTGTTATTGTGCCGTTCTACTGGAAAGGGCAGCTTATTGGATACTCAGCAAGGGCGATGAGCGATGATGTATCAGCAAAGTATGTCACAAGAGTTGACAATGGGTTCGTGTTTAACGTCGACAATCAACAGCAAAACTGGCAGTTTGTGATCGTGTGTGAGGGGTTGTTTGACGCAATGAGCATTGACGGAGTAGCAGTGATGCATTCAAGCGTGACCGCAACGCAAGTAAACATCATAGAAAGCCTCAACAAGGAAATCATTGTGGTGCCAGATTGGAACCATAGCGGGCAGAACTTGATAGATGTGGCTCTTGCCAATGGATGGGGAGTGAGCTTTCCAGTGTGGGCAGAGACCTGCACTGACATTAACGATGCAGTTGTAAAATACGGGAAACTGTTCACCTTGAAAGCAATCGTAAACGCCGTTGAGCATAATCCGCTTAAAATAAAACTATTAAGAAAGAAATATGGCTATTAAAAACTATACGGAAGATGTGCAGAAGCTGTTTTTGGAAATGGCTTTACAATCCCCAACAAGTTATGTTAGGGTGCAAAATATTTTCAATCCATTAAACTTTTCACGGGCTATGCAAGCCCCAGCTAAGTTTATTCAAGAGCATACGGATGAGCATAAAACTATGCCCACTTTTGAACAGATAAATGCTGTATGCGGGACAAAGTTAGCACCACCAGGTGAGTTAAATGACAGTCATTATGATTGGTTCTTGCAAGAGTTTGAGGGCTTTAGTAAGCGGATGGAACTTGAGCGAGCAATCTTGAAGGCTGCTGACTTGCTTGAAAAGGGCGAATACGACCCAGTAGAAAAACTGATCAAAGATGCAGTTCAGATTGGGTTAGTTAAAGATATGGGCACTGATTATTTTGCTGACCCTAGAAAACGGTTGATGGAGATTAAATCAAGCAATGGGCAAATCAGCACTGGTTGGGCTAGCTTAGATCGAGCACTGTTTGGAGGAATGAACCGTGGGGAGTTAAACATTTTTGCTGGCGGCTCTGGCTCGGGTAAGTCACTTTTCATGCAAAACATTAGCGTGAACTGGTTTTCAGCAGGGTTGAATGGGCTATACCTAACACTAGAGTTGAGCGAGGGGCTGTCAGCAATGCGTATTGACGCAATGGTGGCAAACTGCAGCACGAAGAGCATTTTCAAGAATCTTGATGACGTAGAGCTCAAGATTAGAATGGCTGGTAAAAAAGCTGGAAAGTTCCAGATTAAATATATGCCAGCACAGAGCACAGTAAACGACATTAGAGCGTATATTAAAGAGTTTGAGATACAGACTAACTCTAAGGTTGATTTTTTGATGGTTGATTATTTGGATTTGCTTATGCCAGTTGGGGTAAAAGTATCTCCAGAAAACTTGTTTGTTAAAGACAAATATGTGTCAGAAGAGCTACGGAATTTAGCTAAAGAGCTGAATGTATTGTTCATAACCGCTTCGCAGTTGAACAGAAATGCAGTTGACGAAGTAGAGTTTGACCACAGCCACATCTCGGGTGGTATTTCAAAGATCAACACTGCTGACAACGTGTTTGGTATCTTTACTTCACGGGCAATGCGTGAAAGCGGTAAGTATCAACTTCAGCTATTGAAGACTCGCAGTAGCTCGGGCGTTGGGACGAAAGTTGACCTAGTCTACGACGTAGAGAGCTTGCGCATTGTAGACGCTGGAGAGCAAGATAGTGATTCCCCGCTGAACAAACTGCCCGCCGCCGTGCTTAGTAGCTTGAAAACTAGGTCCAAGATAGTGAAGGAAGGGGAGTCACTCGATGGTGACACTGGTGAAATCACAGCTAAGAAGCCGCCAGTGGCAGATATCCAGTCTAAGAAACTTTCTAACATGCTCTCAAGCCTCAAGTCACAGTTAAAATAGTTTTGACCTAGATCCGCATAAATACTATAAACTAAACTGGAGTATTTTCTTGCAGAAAAAGACACGATCTTTGCTAGACGAGCTAGATAACTTGCTGGTTCACCGTGATAGAGAAAACCTGCTGGAAAGCAGAGCAACTCACATAATCCAAGGTGCCATCAACCTGATTCAGACCCTGCGTGAAAACTATGATGCTGAAGTAGCTGCTGATCTAGAGCGAAGATTGCTGAATAGCATTAGGGGTCAAGACGCTTCTAAGTTTACTCGCGGACTAAGAAGGATTAAAAATGAAAGTAAATGATATAATAGTTGATGAAGGGTTTTGGGACTCTTTAGCAACAGGGTTAGGTGCCAATGAGCTAGCTCAATCTATTAAAGATTATAATGCCGCAAAGGTTGGTAAAGACAAACCAGAAGAGCCGGCTCAACAACTTAGACTAACTAATACCCCGAAGCCGAAACAACCTAGACTAACTAATACCCCGAAGCCGACACAACCTAGACTACCCGCACCACAATCAAACTTACCTGCTACACAGCAACCTCAACAGCCACAGCAACCACTGCTACCGTCACAACCTAGACTGCCTGCGCCGGCAGCGAAACCCGCAAGCAAATACGCTGCAACTAATGCTGATGCTGAAGACGTTGAAGTAAAAACACCTGGGCAGAAACCTGCCGCACCGCAGCCTGCCGTCGATCCAGCATCGATCAAAGATGAGTTTACCCCAGCGTATGATCAAGCGGTTAAACGTGGAGATCAGGCAACATTAAAACTTATTGCCGCAGCAAGACAGCAAAAGGGTCAAGGAACACAAAGCGAGGGGACTATGCGTATACGCGGGAACAAACTATTAGAATCAATGATTACTGAAGGTGGGAATGTGTTTGACGACGTATCCCCAATCAAGAAAGAGTTTGTTCCGGGACTGATTAAAAATATTCAGTCCTTGATGCCACCCGGTATAAACATTGTCCCTCATATTGGAAGTGCTGGCTTTAAGATTCAATCTGGTGACATGGATGTATTCGTTGACGCAGAAAAAG